TATAATACTATAATTTATATCTATAATTATATTAACTATAATACTATAATTCTATAATACTATATTACTGTACTTAAAAAAAATAAACAACATTTATATTATTACTACTCCTTTCTTTTAAGTCTTCTAGCAATACTTATTGCTTCACGGTCTTCTTTAGTATACATAGTACTATTTGTACAAAGCTGCATACTAAGCCAATCCAAATAGGCTGTGGTATAGCCTAAGTAAATTTGAACTAATTTCTCCATATATTTTCCTCCTTAATACAATTGACATTCTTCATAATTAATTATTTTAGTGTCTAGTCTATCAAGTAGCTCATTCAAGTCATCCATTACGGCATCATCTACATCTACGCCATATTCAATAGTGTCATAATAAATTGCATCATCAATTTTAGCCTTAAGCGATTTAGCCTCTGCATAGCGCAAGCTATCAATCTCCTCTTTGTACTTCCACTGCTCTGGTGTATACCCGCTTTCGAGTGTGTCAAGTGCATCTTCAACTTCATTAATAATTTCTGAAATCTTCATCATATTACTTATCCTCCTTATTATAATAATGTCTACCTTTACCTACTACTTTGCCATCTAAATAGATGTCATTTGTCTCCTTGTCTTTATAGGTGACAAATCGGTAGTGACAATTTGAGCATCGTCTATACTGCTTCTGCATTAGCTTACGTCTCACATAACATAGTGATCCTCCTAGTGCTTTACCATACCCATCACACTTAGGGCATCTTACTTCAGTCACTGTTTTTGTTGCTGCCATAATTATTCTCCTTTCTTTGTACTATTATATATTTATATAACTTAGCTATTTTTAAGTAGCCCTAGCCAATCAACTAAGGCTACTACTAGGTAGGAAAAATATTAACAATGAAGACCAATTAGTCAATCTCACTAAGTTATATTTATATATACTTAAATAGTACTTGCAAATCAGTAGTTTATTATATTTAAATAGAACTTACTATATTATAATTTAAATAGTACTTCTATAGTTATATATACTTAAATAGATCTTCTGTAGTGTATTATACTTAAATAGAACTTCTACTTTATTATATTTAAATAGTACTTCTACTAGAGACGTAATTATGCAAACTAAGTCACTATATTGTATTATATTTAAATAGTACTTGGCATTTAAACAAAAAATATTTGTCACACAGCATCTCACCAAGTCCCACCGGGTACTATTTTTGCATAATTTAGTAGTATAACAAAAAAAGTTACCCTTATATAGATATAATTAGTACTTAAACACTTATTTATAGTTTAACAAAAAAAGTTTCACTTATATAGATAATAGTTAGTACATAAACTATCAGTTTAACAAAAAAAGTTACCCTTATATAGATATAAAGTTAGTACATAAACTACCAGTTATGCATATACTATAGAAGCTAAAGTTAAAGTTAAAACTAAAACTAAAAGTTAAAGTTAAAGTTAAAACTAAAACTAAAACTAAAGGTTAAAGTTAAAGTTAAAGTTAAACTGAAGCTAAAGTTAAAGTTAAAGTTAAATGTTAAATGTTAAATGTTAAAGTTAAAACTAAACTAAAGTAGCAGCATAAAGTAAAGCTATAGTATAAATAAAGTAAAGCAGTATCAGGCAGTAAGTAGGTAAGTAAGTAAGTAACCATAGTAGTAAAGCAAGCAACAACAAAGCAACAGGCTCACAGGCAGATATTTTTTTTGGAACTAACTAACCAGCAGGATAAACTTGACCGGGCAACATACTCAGCAAGTAACTTACCACTAGAGCACATATTTTGACCATCATTTTGACTATTATTTGTTGCTAAAATATGCTCCAGGAGAAGTTCTATTTAACTATATATAACTATAGGAGGAAGACATATGTTAGTTTATAAAGTATTCATACCAGTTATTCCTAGAACAAAGAAAAACAATCCACGAATCATATATTGTAAAAAAAGGCCAATATTACTGCCTTCTGAGAAATATCTACAGTTCGAAAAGGAATGTGCACCTTATTTGCAACCACTAAATATTGACTATCCAGTAAATGTAAAAGCAATTTATCATCGTCCAGATAGACGTAGAGTCGACTTATGCAATTTACATGAGGCATTATGCGATGTTCTAGTCAAATATAATGTAGTAAAAGACGATAATTGTACTATAATTGCTTCAATGGATGGTAGTAAAGTAGTTTACGATAAAGCGAATTATGGAATAGAGCTCATTATTACTAAAAAAGAAGGTGATAATTATGAGTAAGCGTTCTAGTAGATGGCGTTACATACGACAATTAGCTTGGGAAAGAGACCGTAAAGCTAAAGCTGTATGTCATATATGTATGCAACCAATAGATTATTCTCTACCACCTAGTTCATGTGAAGAGGCCTACGAGCCAGATCACATAATTCCGTTCTCAAAGCGACCTGATTTAGAGCTTGACTTACAAAATATAGCACCATCGCATAGAAGATGCAATCGAGCCAGATGCTCAAATGATATTGTTGGACTTGGTCCACAAAGTCGTATTTGGTAGTATATAGCGTCTAAAAGTTGGCGCACTCTTACGAGGGCACTCCAACCAACGTAGTAATTTATATACCACGAGTAAAAAATATTTTTTTTGTTTATAATGGAGGAAACATAATATGGAAGTAAAAGAAATGGCAATTGGTAAGATTATTCCTTACCACAATAATCCACGAAAGAACGAAGATGCAATTGATGCTGTTGCTGCTTCAATTGAAGAGTTTGGATTTCAGCAACCAATAGTAGTAGACAAGGATATGGTCATAATTGTTGGTCATACTCGTTATGCTGCAGCTAAAGAATTAGGACTTACAAAAGTCCCAGTCGTAGTTGCTAAAGACTTATCTGAAGAGCAGGCTAGAGCATATAGGCTTGCAGACAACAAGACTAACGAACTTGCTAAGTGGGACGAGAAGTTATTCGCAGAAGAGATAAGCGGAATTGAAGATATAGACATGTCACTTTTTGGTTTTGGTAGTATTGACTGGGATGAATTTGAAGAAAAAGATGATAACGAAGAAGATTATCATGACGACTCTCTCAATTATGACCCAGAAAATGCTAAAAAATTATCTGACATGTTTGGCGCACCTCCAGTTTCTGTGTTAGATACTAAACAAGGCTATTGGCAATGTAGAAAGCGTTTTTGGGTAGATCTTGGTATAGAAAGTGAAGTAGGTAGAAAAGCATATTGTTTACCACAGAATTTAGGTAAATATGGTAGAGCTGGAGCTACTGGTGTTAGTATGTTTGACCCAGCATTATGTGAAATAATGTATAAATGGTTCAATATAGAAAACGGTTCTATATATGATTGTTTTGCTGGTGGTAGTGTAAGAGGTATTGTCGCTGAAATGCTTGGTTATAAATATACTGGTATAGAATTAAGATCTGAACAAGTTAAAGCAAATAAATCTAATGCTAAAAAGTTGAAAGTTAATCCAACATGGTATTGTGACGATAGTCTTAATGCTGATAAATATTTAGAAGACGAAAGTGTTGATATGTGCTTTACTTGTCCACCGTATGCAGATCTAGAAGTATATAGTGACTTACCTAATGATATTTCAAATATGGATTATAATGATTTTTTAGAGACTTATTCTAAAATATTATCTATTGCATGTAAAAAACTTAAACAAGACAGATTTTTTGTTATAGTTATTGGAGACGTTAGAGGTAAGACTGGTGCTTATCGTGATTTATTAAGTTCTACTAAAAAAATATTTATAGATAATGGTTTAAGCCTTTATAATGAACTTATATTGTTAGAGTCTCTTGGATGTGCGTGTCTTCGTGCAGGACATTTCTTTAGAAGTACGCGTAAAGTAGTTAAAGTTCACCAAAATGTATTAGTATTCTATAAAGGTGATATTAATAATATAAAGACTAACTATAAAGAAGAAGTAGATATTACTGAATTGGATGATGACATCGACTCTAACTAATATCCAACTATAGGAGGCTAAAAATATGGGAAAGAGAATAGATAATCGAGCAGAATTGCTTTGTGCTAATGTAGATCCTAGTCTTAGAGATTTAGCCATCACATTAGCCAATGCTCTTTTTGCTATGCAAAAGAAAATTGACTCACAGATTGTAGTATATAATCAGTTACCATTAGCGCAGACAGTAAGAGTTGGTACTGGTGAAAAAATGCTTAGGTCGAATCCGGCTTTAGAAGAATTTAGAAATACTGTAAAAGACTATGCTAATACTTTAAATAAGCTTCAAGATATACTTGGAGAAAGTGCTTCGCATGACGCTATAAATTGCCTTGATACCATGCGAGCAAAAATTAGGGTAGTTAAGTAATGTTAGGGAATACTGAGCCTCGTATATATACAAAAGAGAGGAGAGAGCTTACTTCAGAGACAAGTCTCGGCTTTATGGCTATAGAGTATGCTAAAAACATATTGAAACTCGAACTATACCCATGGCAAGAGTGGGCACTTATTCATCTTTTAGAAATAGACGGGGATTTAGAAAATGAGTGGTCATTTAGGTTTAGAACTGTTTGTATATTAGTATCAAGGCAAAATGGCAAGACTGTCTTGTCAAAAATAATTGCATCATTCTTTTTGAACATACTTCAAGTAAAAAATGTATTTGGAACTTCGCTTTCAGTAGAAAAAGCTGAAGAGACTTGGGATGCTGTTATTGCAGATCAGGAAGCTGTTCCAGAGCTAAAGCGAGAGATTGACCGTATAGTAAACAAGAATGGTGGTAAAAAGATAGTTCTTACCGGTGGCCGAGTATACAAAACAGGTGCTCCTAACAGAAGAGCTGGTCGTGGTGACTCAAATGATTTAGTACTTATAGACGAGCTTCGTGAGCATAGAAACTGGGAGACTTGGTCAGCCGCAGTTAACTCTACTAATGCTAAGCCAAACTCGTTAGTAATTGCTTTTAGTAATGCAGGTGATCCAGATAGCATAGTATTACGACAATTAAGGTCTCAAGCTATAGCAGAAATTACTAAAAACGATGAAGAGAAAAGAAACTTCGGTGGAGCAGACATTTCAGGTTTAGGATTATTTGAGTGGAGTGCTGAAGACGGTTGTAATATTAAGGACGAAGCGCAAATAGCAAAAGCTAACCCAGCTTTAGGATATGGATTACTTACTTTTAGAGCTATTTTAGCTAATGCTGAAACTATGCCAGACAATGCATACCGTTCAGAATGTTTATGCCAAACTGTTGAATCGTTATTACCTGAGCCATTCCCTAAAGGAAGTTGGCAAAATTTACTTGACCCTACCTCTAAGATTGCTCCTCAAAGTGATTTGTTCTATGGTATAGACATGAGCGCAGATAGACATTCTGTATCTATATCTGTATGTGGACTTAGAGACGATGGCAATTATCACATCGAGTGTATTGCTAAACGTAACGGTTTAGATTGGGCAATTGAATGGTTTAGAGTCAGAGCTCTTAAAGCTCCTATGAAGCTATCTTATCAAGGAAGAGGAGCTCCAGTGACTGGTTTAGCAGAACAGATATGTACATTAACTGGTGTAATTCGTATTCCTATTGAAGGACCAGACTTGACTAATGGATGGACACGATTCTGGGATAGCATAGCAGCTGGTGAGCCTGTAGTAGAAGGTGAGCAAGAGCGTGGTGGTGTTAAGACATATCATTTAGACCAACCTGTCCTTAATGTTCCAGCTAAGACAATGCAGCTTAAAAATATGGGTAATGGACTTTCTTTACCTGATAGAGGCAAAAGTCCTGATGATATAAGTCCACTTTTTGCTGCAGCAATGGCATTTTCAGCGGCAACAAAAATTGAAGTTGCTAAAGAAAAGAAAATTTATCAATCAGCATATAATGAAGACTATACTATAGCCTTCATTTAAAAAATATAAAGAAAGGAAAAAGACAAGATGAGTATTATAGATTCATTAAGACGCTTATTTGGTAGAGACGTAAAGATATACTTTGGACAGTCTGAAAATGAGGTTCCAAATGTTGAGTCTATGGGTCCTAGAGAACTATATGCTACGCAAGCAAATTTGTATTCAGTAGTATCATTTCTATCAGCTTCAGTATCTCAGCTACCTTTAAAGGTATATGATCGAAAAGCAGAAGACGTTAGAGTTAGAGATAGAAGTTCAGTAGCCGCGAAGCTATTATATAAACCAAATAGCGACCAGACTCAAAGTGAATTTGTAGAAGCGTTATGTACAGAGTACTTATTATTTGGCGAAGCATTAGTATGGCTATTACCAGATAATTCTCCTTCAGGGTATCAATTACGACTTATTCCATGTGAGTGGGTAGTTGAGAGAAAATGCGTTACAAATTATTCTACTGCTATATATAAAGTAAAGACGCAGTCTGGCAGCATTATAGAGATTGATGCTAACAATATAATTGACTTTAGAGCTTATGCTCCAGGTACTCCAGCAAGTCATCTTTCACCAGTAGCAGCGTTAAAGCAAACATTAATGGAACAAATTCAGGCAGACAAATTTAGAACCTCTTTATGGAGAAGTTCTGGTAGATTGAATGCGTATATTTCTAGACCAGTAAATGTTACTCCTTGGACTAAAGAGACTCGTGATGCTTGGACAGATGCTTTTAGAAAAGGCTGGTCACGAGGAGGAAGTAAAGCTGGTGCTATGCCTATTCTTGAAGACGGTATGGAAATTAAGACATATCAATTCAATAGTAGAGAAGCACAATTTTCAGAAGGAAAGCAATTATCTAGAGAAGATGTTGCTGCCGCATATCATGTGAATCCTTCATTAATTTGGCATACTACTACTCAAACATATGCGTCATCTAAAGACAATGCTAGAGCTTTATATGCTGAATGTTTAGGTCCAATGCTTCAAAAGTTTCAGCAAAGAATTAATTCATTCTTACTACCAAAAATAGGAGCTAGTTCTACTACATATGTAGAATTTGACCTCGAAGAGAAACTTAAAGGTTCATTTGAAGAAAGAGCTTCTATTATACAAAGTGCAGTAGGTGGTCCATGGATGACTAGAGACGAAGCTCGTGCTATGAACAATATGGCACCTCTTCCTGATGATGAAGGCAAGGGTGTTATTGTACCTCTTAATGTACTTATTGGTGGTCAGGCTAGTCCTCAGGATTCAGTAGCCGATACTTACAAGTCTGCACCATGTTCTTGTGGACATAGTCATGTGAAGGAAGTTGTTCACACCGAAGAAACTACTAAAACCTTAGATACTGATCCTTCTGAAGAGGATATTGATGAGCTTGACGCTATACTTAAGAAGTTCTTCTCTAGACAAGAAAAGTCCGTTATTGCTAAGCTTGGAGTAAAAGACGCTGCTACTCCTTGGTGGGATAAGGAGCGTTGGGACAAAGAGCTTGCAGATGATTTATATGACTATATTCTTAAAATAGCTACAAAACAAGGCAAAACGGTTGCTGAAGTACTTGGTAGTGAGTATAGAGAAGAGATTACTAAAAAATGGCTTAGAACGTATGTTGAGAGACAGGCCGAGTTCATAAATGATGCTACTTTAGATAAGCTTAAGTATGTAGTAGACCATGCAGAGTACTTACTGTCTGAAGAGAATGAATCTGAAGAGCCTAAGACTCCAAAGGAAGTATATGAGAAGAGAAGTTCATTTGAAGCTCCACTTATAGCAGGAGTATTAGCTTATGGCGTATATAAATTTGCTACTAAAGAAGCTGTAGATCAAGCTCAGTATCAGGGAAAGATGGAAAGCACCAAGGTATATAAAGTATGGATAACTGGACCTAATCCTCGAGATGGTCATGCTAGAATGAATGGTGAGAAAGTACTTTTAAATGATAAATTCTCTAACGGAGCCGACTGGGTACATGATGACATACTCGGGCCGAATGGTACGTGTGGTTGTAATTGCCGTATAGAGCTAAGATTTGTTAAAAATTAGGCCTTGAGAGAAGTTCTATTTAACTATAATAAACTACAGCTAAACAGAAGTTCTATTTAACTATAATAAACTATATACATAGGAAAGGAGAAACTATGTCTAAATTGAAAAGAGTCGAAGTTTCAGTTAAATATGCTGAAAATAACGACATAGGATATATTACCGGATATGGTTCAACGTTTGACAGAGTACCAGATGCATATGGTGATATCGTTGCGCCTGGTGCATTTAAAAATTCTTTAGATAGACTTAAAGAATCTGGCACAAAATTACCATTTCTATGGGCTCACAAGATGGACGATTTAAAGTCATTTATTGGTATTGTCACTGAGCTAGAAGAAGATGATAAAGGTTTAAAATTTACTGCTAAATTTGACGATACTCCAGAAGCTCAGAGAATACGTCAATTATATAAAGATGGTAGATTAAGCAAATTCAGTTTTGCTTATGATACACTTAATTCAGGTACAATTGAACTTGAAGATGGTACAAAAGCAAATGAACTCAGAGAGCTCGATATATTTGAAATTTCAGCAGTATTAGTGCCTGCAAATAGTTTTGCTGAAGTACTAGATGTAAAAGATGCTCATGTAGACGAAAAAGCTGGTAAGAGAAATTCAGCTTCAGATGAGCAGCTATTAAGAGATGCTATTTCACTTCTCCAAAGAATACTAGGAGAAGTTGAAGATAATGCCGATTCGGAGAATGGTAATGAAGGCAATTCTAAAGGTAAACCTGAGGAAAAGGACCAAGTTATTGTTAACGAAAAAGCAAATGATTTATTAACATTTATAGAAAATATGTAAGAAAAGGAGAAAAAAGACATGAATTTAAAAGAACAATTAAGACAGAAGAAGGCGGCACTCGCAGCACTTAAAGAGAAGATTGCAGCAGGTGATGCGGATGCAATTAAGTCAGGCGAAGAGCTTGCAGAGGCTATTAAGAGTCTTGAAGCAGCTATTGCAGAGGCAGAAAAGGCTAATGACCTTCTTAAGATGATTGGTAACGAGGATCCTGTAGCTGAACCTGTAGCTGAAGAGGATGGTATGAAGGGACTTATCGCTAAAGCTAAGTCTGTAGACAGAAATGTGAAGGGTTGGAGCGTAAATACTACATTTGGTAAGAAGGCAGCTAATACGACTATTACTGCTCCTCAGATCGCTGATGTAGATAGAACTGCTGCTCCTGTAAAAAGAGGTCGTAGAGTAGCTGATTTACTTGGTTCTGCTACAATCTCTGGAAATGCTGTTACATATTATGTAAACGGCGCCGTTGAAGGTGACGCTGGTGTTACTGCACAGGGAGCTAAGAAATCTCAGATTTCTACAAGCTTTACACCTGTGACTAAAGCACTTAAGAAAGTTACTGCTTATGCGAAGGAGACTTCTGAAGTACTCGAGGATGCTCCTTTCTTAGCATCTACTGTAGAAGATATCATCGACTACAAGATTGTATCTAAAGAAAATGCAGAAGTCGTTACTGATATAGCTGGTACTTCTGGTATTCAGTCTGTAACTTATACTGATGGTCAGCATACTGGTGATGCTGGTAATCTTGCAGATGCTATTCTTTTAGCTAAGTCTAAGATTGCTGATGCTACTGATTATGAAGCTGATTGTGTAATAATCAATCCACAGGACATGTATACTCTTAGAACAGCTAAGGATTCTAACCTTCAGTATATTGGTGGTGGTTACTTCACTGGTGCTTATGGTAATGGTGAGTATGTAGCTCCTGCTACTATCTGGGGACTTCCTGTATTTGAGAGTTCTGCTGTAACTGCTGGTGAGCCTATTGTAGCTGCTGGTAAGCTTGCTATTAAGGTTTATCGTAAGGGTGATACAACTATCAAGATCTTCGACCAGAATGAGGATGATGCTCTTTATAACATTGTGACGGTTCTTGGTGAGGAAAGACTTCTTGTTGCTGTAAAAGAGCCTAAGGGTGTTGCTAAGATTTCTAAGGCTACTGCCTAAGCATAATTGAAACTAAATAACGTGGGAGTCTGAGATATGGCTCCCACTATTTATTATAGGAGGTATCGATTATGATGAAGAGATATAAAGTCGGCGATAGCTATTTTTGGTATAATGAAGGAGATCAACCTTCAAATGCTGTTTTAGCAGAAAAGAAAGTTGAATCTAAAAAAGAAACTGAAGTTGAGACTGAAGTAGAAACTGAGGTTGAAAAAGAAACTGAAGTTGAAAAGGAAACTGAAGTAGAAACTGATGTTAAGATTCGAGTACCAAAAAACAAAAGTAAAGGAGTGAAGGCAAAATGATACAAACTTCTTGGGGCTATACTCTCCTAGATGCAGATAATATGCCTGAAATACTGACTCAAGCAGAGTTTGACAGCATGACGGCCAATAAGTATGCTTTAGATTCAAGAGTACTTAGCGCCATTAAGTCTGTTACAGCTGCGGTAAGAAATTATTGTGGTTGGCACATTGCTGGATCTCAAAGATGTGAGTTAGTACTTAATGTACAAAATTTGCATATTACTAGAAAGTATAGTGATATGATTATACAACTGCCTTATAGATTCGTCTCAGATGTAGAAAAAGTTATATTCAATGCTACCAAAGAAGACGATGAATGGGTAGGTGATGAATATGAGTTTGACTTTACATATAATGGACAACTCACTGTATATGACGCAGAAGTTTGTTCTAGAAAGTCAAAAGTCGTTATCATTGCTACAGTCGGTTTAGATGATACTGATGCAATTAAGGGATTGATAGCTAATAAAGTTGGTCATATGCTTAGTGGAACATTTGGAGTTCAGTCTGAGTCCGCTGGTGGACTATCTATATCATATAGTACAAGTTTTGTTAATGGAGCTAAACCAAATGCCTTAATGACTGACGATAAAGAATTACTCAATTCTTACAAAATAGTTGAATTACTTTAAGGAGGTGCTTAGTATGATACCTTCATTTTGTAATCAATCAATCACTAGAATCAGACCATCTACAAAAAACGTTAGAGGTACGACAATAAATGACTGGACAAATGCCACAAAATTGATCATTTCTCCAGTATCGGTTCAGCCTTCAGCCTCGTCAATAGACATTAATGGTAGAATACTGGGAGTAACAGATTCCTATATAGTCTACTGCAATGCAGATGCTGACGTAAAAGTAGGAGACAGAATTCTTTTTGAATCTAACGTATTTACAGTAGATGAAGATATTAGAACTTGGCATAGTCCTACTGGAGCAATAACGCATTCACAATTTACAATGATACGATATGAGGGGTGATGTCTATGACTAAAGGAAAGTTAGAATTTGTAGATCAGGGATTCATAGATGTCTTAAGTAGTGATGGTGTAAAAGCAGAAGTAGAAAAAGTTGCAGATAATATTGCTGCTAGAGCTGGGCCTAATTTCTCAGCATATGTCAAATATCATGCTCCAGCACACAGATACTTAGGCTTCGTAAATCCAAATAACCTGGAAGGCGTAAAAGAAGAAGCAGAAAATAAGGTACTTAGTAGTGCTATATATTAAGGAGGTCAAAAATGGAGATATTAGTTAGTATTGACATTGAATATATTGTTCAACAAGCACTAAAAGATTATTTTACTATATATTGTAGACCTCTACCAAAAAATTATGATTTACCATGTTTGCTAGTAACGCAAACTGGCGGTAATGATGAAGATACTATAGATTTCTATAGCATTGTAATTGATTCAAGAGCTGAAACTGAAGGTGAAGCTAATGAATATTTAAGAAAAGCAATTGGTGTGCTTAAAAAAGTTGTTCAAGAACAGACTACAGAAATGCGTCATATAGAAGTTAATTCTTCTATGAGCTGGGGTAATGACCCAGTTAGACCTGATTTAGCGATGTGTTCTGCGACAATCGAATTATATGCGCATCTTCAAAAAGAAACTATTAACAAAAAATAATATGTAAAAAGGAGAATAATATTATGAGTACATACGACGTAAATATGGGTATCGGGTGCGAAACTGGCATGGCTTATCATGCACCTGTAGGTACCGCACTTCCTGAATACCCTGGAGCTACTTTAGATGCAGCTTGGCAGGAAATTGGTGCAGTTTCTGAAGACGGTATCTCTTACGGAATGAACCATTCTTTAGAACCACTTAGAAACTGGGCTAAACAGATTGAACGACTTATGTCCGCAGATGGTGATGCTACTGTAACAGCTCCATTTATTGATACTACAGAGTCAACACTTAAAACTTTGTTTGGTGAAGATAATGTAACTGTTACTGCTGCTACCGCTGATCATGGTAAGCTTATTTCAGTAGAAATAGGTCCTGATACTCAGACTAATGCTGAAGCATTTTTGTTCCTTATGAAGGACGGAGATGATATGATTATGATTGGTACAACAAGAGGATTTGTTACAGAAGTAGCAGATATTGATTTTGCACCTAGTGATGCAATCACATGGGAAGCTACAATTTCTGCAAAGAGTTGGACGGTCATGAAGGACAACGGACAAACCGTTTAGAAGATAGGAGGCACATAAATGATAAAGATTAATGATTCAAAAGATATTGAGGTTATAGAAATTGGCATTAAGGATGGTACTTACCAGATTCCTCTAGCAAAGTATCTTCCTTATAAAGCCATAAAGAAGCTTCGCGACGAGAACGATCTTGATGCTATAATGGAAATTCTTTCAAAATATATTCCAATGGAAGTTTTAGATGAACTTACAATGGATAGCATCAAGCAAATTCTTGAAGCATGGAGCGAAGCCTCAAAAGATGATACAGATGATAATTTGGGAAAATAATTGGTCTCGTAGATTTATGTGAAAAACATAGAACAGCGATAAATTATGACTTATTCACAAGAACTGGCTGTACCGTCGAGGATATTGGTGACAAAATTGACTGGGATGCTTTCTACAGTTTCGTCACTAACCTCGACGAAAGGTCAGCTTTATCGCGAGACTTAAACCAAGAAGTTTATACTTGGGGTACCACACTTAAGACAAATGTAATTTTAGCTGACATATTCGACTTATTATCAGCTATTAATTATAATTTATCAGGTATAGGTGGTGGTAAACCTAAAAAGCCAAAGCCATATCCAAGGCCAGGCCAAAAAGACAAAAATACTAGACATTATGGTAAAGGACCTGTTAAAGATATACGTGCTTGGCTAAAAGATAGAAAGCATTAATAAATTGAAAGGAGGAGAAACAGAATGAGTTCAGGAAGTACGATATGTAAAGCCTATGTCGAAATAATTCCTTCTATGGAAGGTGCTCAAGCAAAAATAGCGAAGGGCTTAGGTGTAGATTCTGTTGGAACTTCGGAAGGTAAAAAACTCGGTTCTTCTCTAGTAAATAGTCTTAAAACAGCTGCTGCAAGTACTGGAAAGGTGGTAGCTGGCGCGACTACTGCCTTAGTGACCGCTGTATCGACTGCTGTAGTAGGGATTACAAAGCAAGCTTTAACATCTTACAAAGACTATGAACAGCTTACGGGCGGTGTAGAAAAGCTTTTTGGCTCTTCGGCAAAAAAAGTCATGGCAAATGCGGCTAAAGCGTATGCTACTGCAGGACTTGATGCTAATCGCTATATGGAGCAAGTCACAAATGTGTCTGCATCGCTTATAGCTTCACTAGGTGGTAATACCAGAGCGGCAGCAAAAGCTGCAGATAAGGCAATTCGAGATATGTCAGACAATGCGAATGTCTTTGGTACTGATATGCAGTCTATACAAAATGCGTATAATGGCTTTGCAAAAGGAAATTACGGAATGCTTGATAACTTAAAGTTAGGTTATCAAGGTACTAAAGAAGAAATGCAACGACTTCTTACCGATGCACAGAAGTTGTCTGGTGTACATTATGAATTAGGTAATTATGCTGACATGGTTGATGCTATCCACGTAATCCAAAAAGAAATGAAGATTACTGGTACTACAACTAAAGAAGCTTTAGGTACAATCGATGGTTCATTGAATATGACCAAGGCGGCATGGACCAATTTCGCAACTGCTCTTGGTAGCGGTGATTCTAAAATGCTGACCGAATCAATCAATGCTCTAAAAACAAGTATTTTAGGCGTAAAAGGAGAAGCTAACGGTTTAGTAAATAACATGCTACCTGTAATAAACAACGTATTTTTAGCCATTACTAGTTCCATGACGCAACTAGTCGTACCTTTAGTCTCGTCACTTCTACCAACCTTGACTACAGCCATAACCAGTCTTCTTAATCAAGTACCAGATATAATAGATAGTATACTTCCTGCATTAGGTACTACAATTGGGAGTTTATTGACTACTACGATACCGACTTTATTGACTTCGCTTTTAAAAGTAGCATCTTCACTGCTTAATGCGCTAGGTAAGCATACTGAGGGATTCCTCACACTAATAACAACCGTCGCTACGAAGATGGTAGTTAAGATAACAGAATACCTGCCACAGGTGTTGAATGGCATAACAAAAATTATCACTGGTATAGTAAAAGCACTTCCAAAAATGATACTTACTATAGTAAAAGCATTACCTACAATCATAAAGAACTTGATCACATCTATAGTAGGATTTGTGACGAATGACTTGCCAGAAATAATTAATGCATTCCTAGAAGTGCTTGACTATTTGCCAGATATTGTAAATGAATTAGTAGCCGCACTTCCGGAGATTATACAAGCTATAGTAGATGCGCTACCTGAGATGCTACCGGCACTTATTCAGGGACTAGTTCAATTAGCAGTGGCACTTACGATGAGCTATGCACAAATTGCAGTAGTTTTAACTGAGTCTCTTCCAGCGATTGGCCAAGCTATAGCTGGAGCTATACCATCCCTTATAAATACATTAAGAATAGCTATCGTCACTTTATGTACTTCGATATATACTGAATTTAGTACTGCTATAAGTAAGTTATTCAATGATGGTAAAGGCGGTCCGTTCGTTAGAATTTGTGAGGCATTTGTTAAATTTGGAGCTACATTATTGCTAGCAGTAGCTAACTTAGCTACACCACTCATTAATGCATTCAAAACCGTTATTTCAGGTGCTGTTACAGCAATAAAGACTTTATTTGACTCTCTAGTAAAGTGGTTCAAGACTCTTTGGTCAAATATAACTACTGGAGTCATCACTGCTTGGACTAATGTAAAAAATACTATTACTACGGTTATAAATGCTATAAAGACCACTATCTATACAGTATTTACTACTATAAAGACTACAGTCTCAACTGTATTTAGTAGTATAAAGTCTACTGCTACTAGCATATGGACTAGCGTGAAAACCGCTATTACTACTCCGATAAATAGCGCTAGGTCACTTATTTCTACAGCAGTAAGTAATATAAAGACTACGGTCACTAATACTTTTAGTACTTTATATAATACAGTAACCACTACTTGGAATAACATTAAGAATGCTATAACAAAACCAATTGAATCGGCTAAAACCCTAGTTACTAATGCGGTATCTACTCTTAAAAAGGCATTTGACTTTAAATGGAGCTTGCCACACTTAGATTTACCACACATTTCAGTTAGCGGCGGTAAACCTCCTTATGGTATTGGTGGTAAAGGATCACTGCCTAAATTTGACATTGAGTGGTATGCAAAAGGTTATGATGAGGCACAGATTCTCAAATCAAGTGCTATCTTTGGCGTAGGTGCGAATGGTCAATTACTTGGTGGTGGAGAGCGCGGTAATGAGGTAGTAGTTGGTGAAAAGCATCTTTTAGATATGATCGCTAAAACCCAAGGACAAAATTCAGTGCCAGAACAAAATATTACTATAAATGTTTATGGTGCTGATGGACAGTCTGAGGAAGAATTAGCTCAAAAAGTAATAGACAAATTAACGACTATGACAGATAATAGGAGGGTAGTATATGCGTAAAATAAATAGAGAAAAAATGGGCAAATTTGTGTTCAATAATATTTCTTCGGAAACCTATGATCTAGTTATAGAAAAACTACCCTCTCTAAGTAGACCGGCTAGAAAATTCAGCCTATATCAAGTTCCAGGTAGAAATGGTGATATTATAGAGCAATATAATGCTTTCGAAAATATAACTATCTCGTATGATATATGGTTCGCTAACAATGATTTTGACAGTCGGACCGCTGCTATGGTAGCTAGAGAGATTTCTGGTTGGCTATATAGTGCAAATGGTTATTGCACACTAGAAGATAATTTCGAACCAGACGTATTTAGACTAGCATACTTTAACGGTGGTCTAGACATAGAAAACGAGCTTACTAAATATGGTAGAGCAACAATAAATTTTGTATGTAGACCGGAGAGATTCCTAAAAAGTGGTACTAAATGGATAACCATCACTAGCGAGTCACTGCCTGAATTCTATACCCTGTATAATGCTACTAACTTTGTAGCTAAACCACTAATTAAGGTCACTAATAATGGATCCGGAGTAGGTGTACTGTTTGTAGTAAATGATAAATATACAAAGGTGCGTATAGATCAAGGTGATTACATATATATTGACTGCTTCACTCAAGATTGCTATAGGCAACCTACTGAAAACAGAAATTCATATATAACAACTGAGTGTTTTCCTTTGTTAATACCTAAGAGTAACGAAATATCATTGCGTTCACCACGTACTACTCTAGAGATACAACCAAGATTCTGGACTTTATAAAGGAGGAGGTTATTATATGTACCCTATATTATATGAACAAATCGATGCTGTTGGTACAGTGCCTTCACATAATGGCTTAGGCGTACTAATAGATTGCTTAGACTGTAAAGTCACTGAAGAACGTAATGGAATATATGAACTTACTTTACAGTACCCTATACATGGGCAACATGCCGATGAACTTAAAGAGAGACGAATCTTAAAAGTTAAACCTAATTTTACAGACAATAATCAGCTGTTTAGGATATATAAAGTAGGTAAAGTACTAAATGACAAATTTACCGTATATGCTAGACACATTTCGTATGATCTTTCAGGATACTATATCACTTCTGGTACAGCTTCTACTTTAGCGGATGCGTGTGAATTACTAGAAGCTAGGGCTACTGGATGGACTATAACTACAGATCTTAGTCGTAATGGTGCCTTTACAATTACAGCTCCATCCTCAGTTAGAAGCTGGTTCGGTGGAAAAGAAGGATCTCTTTTAGACGTATTTAGAGCTGGTGAATGGAAATACGACAATTTCGAATGTAAATTGACTCATCGAGGAGTGGATAGAGGAGTAGCAGTAAAATATGCTAAAAACTTGCTTTCACTTACTCAGGAAATAGACAATTCAAATGTGATTACTGGAGTAATTGCTTACTGGAAAGACTCGACTAATAACACACAAGTAGTAAGTCCTCTTGTCTCTACTGGAGTAAAGCTAGACGTACCAAATGTTTATGTACTTGACTGCTCAGATAAATACGAAAGTAAACCTGACGCTCAAGCCCTACAGAATGATGCTACGCAATATATTGGCTCACATCTAGTATCTACTGCTAAACAAAACTTTACACTTGACTTTTTGCAAATTAGCACACTTAAAGATAGAGTTGACCTATGTGACCAAATTACTGTAAAATATGATGACTTCGATATAGACGTAAAAGCTCAATGCATTTCTACTACTTGGGACGTACTTAAAGATAGATATGATTCAATTGAAATCGGAGAGCCTAAGACAAATATTACTGATACGATTGTATCGATTCAGACTACTGCTGAGACTGCAGTAACCACACCTCAAATGAATAGTGCTATAACTAGAGCTACTTCAAGAATTACTGGTAATAGTGGAGGCTATGTGGTTATGCATGATAGTGATAGTGACGGCCAACCAGATGAACTGCTCATTATGAATACTCCAGACATTGCAACTGCTACTAAAGTATGGAGATGGAATTTAAGTGGGTTAGGCTATAGTAACTCAGGTTATTCTGGCGCATATGGTCTAGCTATGACTATGGATGGTGAGATAGTGGCAAATAGAGTCTCTACAGGTATACTCTCGGACTTAAATAGCACAAATGCGTGGGACTTAAACCATGGTATACTTAAAGTAAGTGACTTACGAGCTAATAGCGCTATACGATTTTACTCAGCAGACTGGGCTAAACAATATATTTCACTAGGAGTAAATGTGAGTGGAAGTACTCTAGTACCAACACTACAAATAAATGGCGCTGATGGGCATCCTAGTGTAAAAATATATGAGCAAGGCTTGGGATATGGTAAAATAGAAACTTATGGAGATTCAAATATCCTTAGCGCAGAACTTAGTACTTCTGGATATGGCGGAGCTCTAAAATGCTATGATAATAATGGTACTGAGGCAGCATTTATTGGTTCTATGCTTACAGTAACTCCTGGTGGAGGTACTGGTGGAGCTGGTGTAGTATATCTTAAAGATCTTAGTCATACTACTACAATCAATTTAAGCGGAGCAGGTGGTAATATTCGTTGTGTATCACTTACACAGACTTCTTCTAAAAAGGCTAAGAAGAATATTAAGACTCTTACTGCTAAAGAAGCTAAAAAGATACTAGAGCTTAGACCAGTCACATATGACTTTAAAAATAAAGCGCAAGGAACAAACATGCGAGGCTTTATTGCTGAAGAAGTACAGGAAGTTATACCTGAAATAGTCAAAAAAGACGAAGAGCTACCTTCACTTGACTATATACAAATAATTCCATATCTGACTAAAATGGTACAGCTACAGGAAAAGAGAATTGAGGAATTGGAGGCAAAATAATGGAAAAACCAATAACAATTGCTATAAATGAATTTAAAACTTCACTTATAGACATAATAAATAACTCCGAACTTCCAGCTGAGATATTGAAGTACATACTCATAGATGTTACTTCACAGCTAAATAATTTAGCCGTTAGACAGTTGGAAGAAGATATAACTACGTTTCAGAAAGAGAAAGGAGGAGAACAATCATGAGTTCAACAAGTTCAATTGTAGAGACATCTATTGACCTTGATATGACACCTGGTGCCGTAATGCCGGTGGTAAATGCTTCTCAGACAGACGATTTAAGACTACTTACAATAAATTTGTATGCTAACGGTACTGAGTACTATTTACATCATCCGTCAATTTCCCATGAAGAATTGTCAATGGTGCTAAATGGAAAGAAGCCTGACGGTAACATTTTTTCCTATGAGTGTGAGTTCGATTACGACAGCAGCAAGGTATGGGCATATTTCAATAAGCAGATGACTGCAGTAGCAGGTGAAGTACTTTGTGAATTAGTGATATATGCAAAAAGTACAGAAGAAGAAAATGCAGAACCTCGTCAAGTAGGTAGTGCTAATTTCGTATTACAGGTAGAAGAAAGTCCTACAGGTGGTCCTGATTCTGAAAGTACCTTACAGTCACTTGACCAAATTCGTCATGAGCTAGGCGTAGCTGTTGTGGATTCACGTCAATCAGCCTCTAAAGCCGCAGAGTCAGCTAGTAAAGCCGCAGAGTCAGCTAGTAAAGCCGCAGAGTCAGAAAAGAATGCAGCAGCGTCTGCTAATCAAGCCTTAACGTTTGAACAGCGTGCCGTATTTTCTGCTGGTAAAGCAGCAGAGTCAGAAAAGAATGCGGCAGAGTCAGAAAAGAATGCAGCAGAGTCGGAAAAGAATGCGGCAGAGTCAGAAAAGAATGCAGCAGAGTCGGAAAAGAATGCGGCAGAGTCAGAGAAGAACGTGGCACTTTCTGCTAGTCAAGCCACAAAGTCAGAACAGGCAGCAACACTTTCTGCTAGTCAAGCTGTACAGGCAGCACAGAAGGCGATATTTTCTGCCGGTCAAGCCGCAGAGTCAGAAAAGAATGCAGCAGAGTCGGAAAAGAATGCAGCACTTTCTGCTAGCCAAGCCTCAGATGCTAGAGATGCAGCACTAGATGCTGAAGCTGCTGCAAAGAATTGGGCAGTAGGTCCTAGCGGTACTGGAAGCGGTACTGATACTAATAACTCCAAGTATTATAGTGACCAAGCTTCTGCTAAGTACGACGCATTTGTAGAGGCAACGACGCCGATAATTTATAAAGGTACATGGTATTATGATAATAAACTAACCTCAAAAACGCACACATTCGCTGAAATATATGCTATGCGCGATCATTTGACGAGAAATAATTTTCACTTATATTCAGATGGGCCTGGGGATGAAGAAATTACTTGCGATTATGTACTCATCACTTCAAATATGATAACTTTGCAATTTTT